TGGCCCCACCGATCAAGGCTTCGCGGGCGATGGCTTCGGCCGCCTTGGGCACCAGGGCCGTTGCCGGAGCGGCAAGCCCCTTGGCCACCGCCTGGCCGGCCGCCGCGCCCACCTTGGCCGCCCCTTTGCCCGCCAGCGCCACCGGCCCGCCGGGGACAAAGGCTCCGAGGATCCCGCCTGCAACGTTCGCCCCCATGGCCAGGTTTGGGTTTACTTCCCGGCCGGCCTTTAGCTCCTCGGGAGTAACCAGGCCGCTTTTCGTTGCCAGCAAGTCACTTGCCCCCAGGGTGGCGCCGGATAGGGCGCTAAGGGCCCCGGTTTTCAATTGCTGGCCGGCCGAGGAGTAGTATTGATGATCGATCCCGGCTTGGGCTTCATCCTTAGTCGCCGGGACAAACCCGGCCGCAAGGGCCGCGCCCACCTTGTCGCGAGCAATTGCCGTGACCTGCCCGCTGTCTGGATCGATCAAAAATGCTTGATCGCCATCGGTGAAAATTTCAGGCATTAGTGGCCACCGCTCTTATTGCCTTCGGGTTGCCGGAATTCTAGATAAGGGATCCCGAGTAGCGCGTTTTGCTTTTGGCGCCGTGCGAGCTCGTTTCGAATGTAGGGCGTCACATCGTAGTGGAGGCCCCACGTATTTAGTGTTTCTTTTACGTCTATGTCAGCGTGCTTTACCGCGTCGATAACCCGCTTTTTGACATCCTTATCCATAGTCCAGTCACCCGCCAACATGTCCTCGAGCTCCCGAAACATGCCCTCGGAAACGTTGCCCACCTTGAGCCTTAGATAGGTTTCCGTAGCCAATTTTTTGAGCATGTTTACCCGGGCGGCCTCCCGACCTGCCCAGCCCGTGGCCCCCGGCGATAGATCGAGCCGCTCATACTCCTTGTAAAAGTGAGTAAAGGCCTCCCTCAACACGTTGGCATCGCGCACAACTTGATTGACTTCCTTCAAGGCGCCCGGGTTATCGGTCAAGGGCTTGATGGCCGTTGGGTCGGTGGCCTTGGCCTTAAGTTGCTGCTGGATCAGACTGAGTAACGGGACTTCGCCGTTCAAACTCATCCCGGAGCTTCGCCGCCACCTGGATCGCGTTGGCCTTGATCACCGGGCTTTGGGCCGCGAGGGCTATTTGTTGGAGCTTTAGGCCCATCGATTGGGTGAGGCTGTCCCGAAGGGCCCGCTCGGCCTCCTGGGCGCTCCCCAAGCGCTTGTAGAGCCATGACAGGCTGTTCTCATCGCCCTTGATCTTGTCGCCCTTGCGGGCGATTGCATCGCGCTGTAAGGCTATGTCCCGCTCAACCTCGCGGTTGAACATGTTCACAATGCGATCAGAGATAGGCTTACCTTCTTTGTGGCCGGCGAAGTAACCCGCCAGGGCCACCGCGATCCCCGAGGCGATTTTTTGCCCCACCGTTTGGTTTGACCAATAGCGGTTAGGGTCGATTTTTTCGGCCGCCAATTGCTCGCGGGCCTGGTTTATCCGCTGCTCCTTGGCTTCGATCTCCTGGCGGATGTTGTATTGATCAACCTGGGCTTGCTGTCGAGCTTCGCCCATTTCCTGGAGGGTGGCGCCCATTTCTTTTGATGATTTTTCAGCGGCCCCGGCCTCGGCCTCGGCGGCGGTCTTGGTTGCGGCCGCGCTCTGTTTCGCGATTTCCTTTGAGGCCTGGACAAATGGGATATCCGCCGGGCGCCCCTTTACCGTTTGGGTTGAAAAGCTTCGAGATCCACCCGCTGAAACCGTCTTTCCAGATAAATCCCTGATCTGATCTGGCGTAAGCTGCAGCTGGCCGGCGGGCTGATAAGGTCTCAGTTGACTAAGCCAGTTCCCTGATTCCATTTGCGGGGGGGCCCCGCTTATGGGCTCGCTTGTCGCCTGGGGGCGAGGATCGACAAGCCCTAATTGCTCGGCGCCATCCCGCCAATCCTTCACAAGCCCCAATACTCCCATCCCGGCTTGGGTGAGCAATGAGGGCGCATTCGGATCGCCGGTGGCAAGGCTGGGCTCGAAGGCCGAGGCGAAGGGATCTTTAAATGGGGCCATGGATCACCTCTTACCAGGGGTTTTTGTTGCCTGAATCCCAGTTGTCGCGGCGGTATTCATCATAGGAATACGGCCGGTTTGGGTTGCGGCGGGGCCCCTTGTTTGGATCGTCGCCGTACATGAGCCGGTTGTGGTACTCATACTGGCTTTGATCCTCGGCCTGCTGTTTGAAGTCGGCGAAGGACTTACCGGCCGAGGCCTGCTGTCTCATTTGCTCAAGCGCCACCTTGGCCGCCCGATCCCGCTCGGCCTGGGCCACGGCCTGGCTAAGCCATGCCTGGCGGGATTGATCGGTTGCCATGCCCCGTTCAGTCTCGGCCCGGAAAGCCCCGATGTTTTGGCCGATCCGGCCGCTCTGGGCGTTGTAGGCCGCCACCCGGGCTTGGTTTTGGGCCGCCAGCTCTTGAGCCATCCGGGCTTGCTGGGCCTGGGCCATCCCGCCATAGGTTTGCATCGCCGCCTGCTTTTCCTTCATGGCGTTAAGGGCCGTCTGCCCCGCCATTTGGGCCCCCAGCTGGCTTTGCTGAAGCAAGGCTTGACGTTGCAGGGCTGGATTGTACCGGCCGCCGGAGGCCGTGGCCGCCTGGCTCATGAGCTCGCGGGCAAGCTGATCTTGCTGCAAGGCCGCCTCACGGCGGGCCACCGAATCTTGGCCGGTAGCCATGGCTTGCATCCAATCCATGGCCTGGTTTTCCCGGGCCCCGGCCCCCAGGGCGCCGTTTAGGGCCACCGCCGGGGCGATATCGTTGACATAGGGGTTGTAATTTCCGAAGGCCTGATCGGCCTGGCCCATGTACCAGCCCCCCTCACCATTGGAAAAATACTCCTCGGGGTTGCCAATGGGCGAAGCGAAGGCCTCGGAACTCGGCAAATAACCATAGCCGGTTGGCGGGGCCTCACCGCCGCCGCTGAAAAGGCCGGAAAGAAAGCCCCCGCCGGCGCCGATGGCCGCCCCCCAGGGCCCGCCGATGGCCGCCCCGGCCCCCGCCCCTGCTAAAGTTTTATCCCAAGTGTTCATGATCCATCCCTCCTAGAATCGCCGGGCCGCCCCCTGGCGCTTGAGCCCGGTTTTGAGGCCAATTTCAAAAGAAATGCCCGTCAAGGAGTACCCTTCCTCAACGTCTGACTCGCCCGAGGTGGTTTCGTCGGCGATCTCGAGCATGATCGAGGTGACCTTTTGCCTTGAGGTGGCCACGTCCACCAAATAGGCCTTGTCGGTGTAGCCGCTGGCCAGCCCGGCGCCAAAGTGATCGGAGATCTCGCCGTAGCCCCCCAGATCGCCGCTGTCAAAGGTCTGGTTATCGACCCAAACGGGATCCATATCGTAGGCAGTCTTTACCCGTAGGGTATGGATCGAGCGGTTTTGGCCAAACAGCAAGGCCCGGTAGACCCGCATAACGCCCATGGGCTGATTGAATGAAAACCACCCGGTGCGAATCTTGAGGATGATATCCCCGGACACACCGGTAATGGCATCATCACGGTAGGCCGATCGATCCTCAACAAAAACCGCGTTGCTCCCAACCCGCTTGATCCATAAAAGGCCCATGGCCTCCACCGCGTCGGTGCATTCGTGGTGGGTGAACGTTGACCAGATCTGGTGTTTGTGATCGAGCACTAGGGCGTTGCCATCCGAAAGCCACATCACGCGATGTTTTTCGGGTATCTCCACGGCCTTGATCAAGCTCACCGCGTCGTATTGCTGCTTTACCCGATCCCCCACCGGGGCAAGGTTAAAGGTCTTATCGAGCAGGTAAAGCCCATCGTTGGTTTCGAAGATCAACCCCTGGGGAACCCGGGCGATCGTGTTTTGGTTGATGCATCCGATCGCCTCGGAGATCAAATAGGGTACCGCGTACCCCTGGCCGCCGGCGGTATCGTCTAGCGCTTGCCCATGGGTGGCCCAGATCTGGTTTTCGTAAAAAATCAGGAGTCGATCGGCCATCGAAAACAGGGCCGTGATATACCGATCCACCGAATCACAGCGGATCGTGAAGTAGGGGCTGAACGCCAGGCCGTTAGCCGGGCCCATGTCCTTTGAGTAGAAAACATCGCCGCTTTCCATATCGGCCACGAACAGCCGGTTTTGGTGAATGCAGCTCACCTTGTACGGTGGGGGAGCCCGATCCTCTAAGATGTTGCCCGTGGTATAGATCTTTTCTTCGTCGGCTAGGGAGCTATCCCCCGTGGTGTCATCGTAGCTCACCGATCGGGCGGTCTTGTCATTTTCGATCGAGGTCAAATAGTAGTAATTCGATCCATCAACCTTGGTGCGGTACAGATCGACGTAGACGTTTTCCTTTTCGGTCAGGCCCAGGGTCGTAATAACCAGGGTGACCTTATCGTTGGCCGTGGTGGT